GTCCTAAAAGCTACAGCTGTATATATTAATGAGCATCAAAAGAACAATTATTTATACATGAGAACTTCACAATACTTCATAAGAAAAGATAACCTTAGTGATCTGGCAGATCTTTGTGAGAATCTTCTTAGTGGTGGATATGAAGAAGAAGAAAAAAGAATAAAAGTAAAAGTAGTATAATGAAAAAGTATAATGAAAAAGTTCACAGTTTTCTGATATCTTTTTTAATTGCTTGTATTGTATGGTTTATTATCAATAAGTTTATCTTTGAAATCTCTTTTTGGCAGTTCATGATTATTGAAGTTTTTGCTGGAATTGGGGAAATTTTTGCTACCTTAGCAAAAGCTACGGTTGGAATAAAAACAAACACAGATTTAGATAATTTAGATGAGTAATTCAAGTAAACCTTGGAAAGATCAGCGTGCCGCCTATAAAGAAGCATTAGTATACATTAATGCTAGAAAAGAAGGTACCATTACAAGTTTTAAAACTCCATGGCCCAAAGTAAATGAGGCAGGTGTAAACGGGCTTGAATGGAACTCACTAACAGTTATAGGTGGTAGACCGGGTACAGGTAAAACGTTAATAAAAGATCAGATTATAAGAGAAGGTTTTGTACAAAACAAAGGTCATAACATTAGAGTGCTGGAATTTCAGTTTGAAATGGTAGCTAGAGCATCTAAGGTAAGAGAGTTTTGTTCAGTGTTAGGTAAACCCTACAAGTACGTTTGTAGCGCATATCAGAACAACAAATTAACAGATACAGATTTAAATGTTTTATATCAGCACGCAAAGAAAGCAGTTGATATAGACAAATGTCCGGTTGACATTGTAGAAAATCCATGTACAGTAGAAAGAATGAAAGCCGTTGTTGCAGAATATATGGAAGATCATTCACAACTTGTAGATGGAATTAAAGTGTATACTAATACAGTAATCACTTTAGACCACTCATATCTATTAAAACAAGACAAAGGTGAATCCAAAACAGAAATGCTTTACAATTTAGGTGAAGCATTAACCGCACTCAAAAGACGTTATCCAATAGCATTCATTGTTCTTTCACAATTAGGTAGACATGTTGAGTCTCCTGAAAGAAATGAGAATGGTAAATACGGTAACTACATTTTGGAAACAGACATTCTAGGTGGAGACGCATTGTTCCAACACGCTGATATGGTTATTGGTGTGAACAGACCTGCTAATAAGTACATTGAGTATTATGGGCCAGAAAGGTACATTATACAAGATGATACAGTTCTTGTATTTCATTTTCTTAAATGTAGAAATGGTGATACAAGAATGACTTTCTTTAAAGCAGAGTTTGACAAAATGGAAGTGCATGAGATGCCTACCCCAGGCATTCAGCAAAAAAGAGTAAGCACAACTTAAATTTTTAATAATGGCAATTAGTACAGTAAGTAATAATGAAGACAAAAAACCTCCCACTAAAAGAGAAAAAGTAATTTTTCTAATGGAGAAGCATAAGCCGTTGTTTGAAAAAGAAGGTGTTACTAATCCAAAGTTTATTCCCCGTATGGCGTATAAACATAATGGAGAATTAATTATAGGTTTCTATCCAAAAGAAATGTATGGTGAACAAGATATCTATACAGAATTTTGTAGTAGAGATTATGAACCAGAAGATCCAGAAAGAAAGCTTTATAAGTGGGTGTTTAATCCGCATTATGAAACAGAGTATGAAGCTTCTGAACCTCATCCTACTACTGGTGACGTTAGGTATTTAATTCCTGTAGATGAACTTATAGATGTAGAAGAATTACACAAAAATGCGGAGTCTGATAAACAGACAAAAATGTTTGAAGATTTTGTAGACGTAAGCGCGGATGTTCCGTATGATTCTATGACACTAAGAGATTTTGCAGCTATACAGTGGAAAAAACCTGTAAGCCACAAGAGGTGGTTAAATGAATTAATAACCAAAAATTTCAAATGATGTCAGAAATTAAATTACCTATGAAAAAGGTAAAAGCTGAAACGCAAAGCCCTAAAAATCTTATTATCTTTTCTAAACCAAAGGTTGGTAAGACTGCATTACTTGCAGATCTTGATAACTGTTTGATTATAGATTTAGAAAGTGGTACAGATTACGTAGACGCTTTGAAAATTAAAGCAACTTGTGTTGAGGATATCAAAGCAATTGGTGAGGAGATCAAGAAAGCTGGTAATCCTTACAAGTATATTGCGCTTGACACAATAACTGCTTTAGAAGAAATCTGTATTCCTTATGCAGAAATTCTTTATTCTAAAAAGGCAATGGGTAAAAGCTGGTTTAAGCAAGCCCCTGACGGTAGCTTAGCAAGAGACAGTGGTAAAGCTCAGTATGGTAATATTCTTAATCTACCTAACGGCGCGGGTTACTCTTATCTAAGAGAAGCTATGACCAAGATTATAGAATATGTTAAAACTCTAGCACCAAGAATTATTCTTGTAGGACATATTAAAGATGTTCTTTTAGAAAAGTCTGGTGGTGAGTTTACCTCTGGAGACTTAGATCTTACAGGTAAAATGAAAAGAATAATTACATCTCAATCAGATGCTATTGGTTATCTATATAGAAAAGGTAACCAAAATATTCTTAGTTTTGCAACTAATGATTCTATTGTTTGCGGAGCAAGACCAGACCATTTAAGAAATAAAGAAATAATCATTTCAGAAATGACTGATGATGGTTTAGTTACTTCATGGGATAAAGTTTATATTGATTAATAAAAAAAAGTAAAAAAATGATTAGTACAAAAGATGCGGGCGGAGAAAGCACCGGAGGTGGATTACCTAAACTCATTCAACCAGGAGAACATGTGTTAAAGATTAACAGTGTTAGCTTAAAAAGATTTTCTTTTATGGAGGCTGATGCAGGTTATTATCTAATGCTTAATGTAGAAACAAAACCTATTGAAGGATTTGAAGGTTTCTATATAGATAATGATGAGTCTAAAGGTAGACATGAGGGACAGATTGGTGAGATTAAAACTAACAGATACTATTACAGAGACGGTAAGACTCCTAGTGGTGTAGAAATTTCTAGAGATATGGAAATTGCTAAAGCTATTAGAAAAGTTTGTATGGCTGCTAATAGATATGACTGGTATGAAAGTGTTGACAATAAGTACAAAACTATTGAAGACTTCATAGATGGTTTTAATGAATCAGATGTTTACAAAGACAAGTGGTTCAAGATGACTGTTGCTGGTAAAGAATATGAGAAGAAGAATGGTTATACAGGATATGACCTATACTTTCCTAAGCTTACAGCAAGAGGTCTTGTAAACATTGAGGCAGAAGAAGCTAAACCTTCTAGACTTATCAGCTTTAATTCAGGTGAGCATTTTATTAAACTTGAACCTAAAGAAGTAACAGGATTTGGTGATGATGTAGAATCAGCACCTATGAATGTTAACAATAATACAGACTTTGATTTGTAGTATTTAATAACCTGTAGTAAATTAAGGGGGCTGTAAGTCCCCTTTTTTATTACACAAACTATTCATTATGATACAAACAACATCTATAGTTTCCACTTTGGAAGAGGTGCCAGCTGCGTGGCCTTTTCAATACTATTTAACACTACCTGAAACTCTAAACGGACAGGATGTAAAACTGAAATCAGTATTTAATCCAGATGATTCTAAACCTTCTATGTTTATCTTCTTTAGAAATGATAAGTATATGTTTAAAGATTTCTCAGCAGGTAAAGGTGGTGATGCCTTAACTTTTGTTAAAGAACTTTTTGGTTATAGTAAACGTTGGGAAGCTGCTCAGAAGATCATAAATGATTACAATGATTACATACTATCTAATGGTAAGTATCCTGTAACTATCTATGAAGAAAGAGCACGGTATCAGATTGATTCGTTTAAGATTAGAAACTGGACAGAGATTGACAAGAAGTATTGGATGAGATATAAAATATCTTCTAAGCTTCTGGAGGAGTATAACGTATCTCCTTTATCAGAGTTTACTATGAGTAAGGAAGGCGTTACTAGAAAAGTTACAATTAGAGGTGTCAGAATTTATGGATACTTCAAAAAAGACGGAACACTATATAAAATATATCAACCCACTTCAACAGACTTTAAGTTCTTTAAAGTATGCAACTATACACAAGGTTATGATCAGCTTAAATTTGATAAGCCTTACCTAGTTATATGCAGTTCTTTAAAAGATCTTATGGCCTTTAAGAAGTTAGGATTTGTAAATGCAGAAGCTATTGCACCAGACAGTGAGAATAGCAAACTGCCTATGTCAGTAATAGATACCATTAAAGAAAAGTATGAAGCTGTATGTACACTATTTGATAATGATGAAGCAGGTCTTAGGGCTATGATCTCATACAAAGAGTTGTTTGATATTCCTGGAGCACACCTTAAGTTAGAAAAAGATCTAGCGGATTGTATAGAGGCTCACGGTATAGCAAATACACGCATTGCAGTTTATCCAGTACTTACTAAAGCTTTGACAGGTACAATAAAAGAACTACCGTGAGTTGGTTATATAAAGCACAACAGTTTACAGATGATATGATTCCTGAAGGTGCAGTAGGATTTGTATATGAAATGGAAGCAATCATTGACGGTAAATCTGTTAGGTATATTGGTAAGAAGAACTTTTACTCAGTAAGAAAAAAGAAGTTTGGTAAAAAAGCTTTAGCTGCTATGACAGATAAGCGGGCTAAAAAATATGAGCTGGTTACTAAAACTAATTATGAAAACTATTACAGTAGTAATAAAGTTCTTCAGGATGCACATAAAGCAGGAGTCCCTATTAAAAGGTATATGATACAAATATGTTATTCTAAAGCAGAGTTAACATATCAAGAAACTAAATACCAGTTTGTAAGAGGAGTTCTAGAAAAAGAAGAGTATTTAAACGCCAACATACTTGGCAGATTTTATAAACAAATTTAAACGTTATGAGTAAGACAGATGATTTATTAAAAGTAAAGGTTAGTTTACAAGACGCTGGATGTGAATATGTAGTAGCTTATTATTGTGGAGGAGGTGACTCTGGAGCAATAGAAGAGTATAGTTATCTAGGTGATGATTATGAGCCACATTTTGAAGAAGGTTCTCTTGATAACGGAACACACACTTGTAAACATATAGATATAGATAATTGCGTACCAGGTCTAGAAAAAATTCTAGAAAATCTATTTTATGACAAGCTTAATAATGTAGAAGACTGGTGGAATAATGATGGTGGTTATGGTCATATAGCTTTAAGATTATCAGATCTAAGTTATATAATAGATAACAACTGTTACTATACACAGACAGAATACTACGGTCATGAAGGTTCATTTAAAGAAGAATTAGTAGACTAATGGCACATCCGTTACAACACGCTAACTCATCAGTTAGAAAATTTGGAGGAGTACCAGATGATTATTTAGAAATACATCAATGGTTTGATGCAACTAAAGCCTGGTATGGGCATAGTAAACACAGACTATTTAGACATCACAGTGAAGGAATCTTTGAATGTGAAAGTGTATTTGGTGAATCATTTTTTAATTCAGATGATAAAATAGTGTATACAAGATATGTTGCAGAACAACATGTAAGAGAAGATTGCTATGGTTATATACCAACAGCAAAAGAATGGATAGATAATATCAATTCTGCACATCCACCTGAGTGGATGATTAGAACTCAAAAATTAGAAGACTAATGATTATAACAGAAGATAAGTTAGAGAACTTAATTAAAATGATGGACTCAACTGTAGAAGATCAGATAGTAGCTTTGACAATTATTAATAATGATGTTAAAGATAACCCGGCTGCTGTATTAATTGCTTATAAGTTTAGTAAAGCAAAGCTTTCTTTATGGAAAGAACATGCTCCACTTGCTCTAGCTTTTGTACAAAAAATATCAAAGACTAGTGACAATTTAAACTTATCTTTTAAACAGATCTTTGATGCTATCCTTATAAATAAGTATAGTGCAGAAAACATGGAATTGTTTTTAAATAAGTTTAGTAAGTTTCTTACAGATCAATGTTTAGGGTTTGGTTACAATTTTATAGAGAGTATTGATATGAAAATTAAATTAAAAAATGAAGAATGACAAACGTAGAATCTTTAGCTAAAGCATCTAAAGAACTCATGTTAAAGGAGCCGTTCTACGGTTTACTCCTGATGTCTTTGAACAAGATATGGTCTAAAAAGCTTCCAACAGCAGGCGTTAGATTAAATAAGATTAACTATGAGCTGGCAATTAATCCAGACTTCTGGGAATCTTTACCTATGGAACAAAAAGTAGGTGTTCTTAAACATGAGTTATTGCATATAGGTTTCTTTCATCTTGTAAACTTTACTAAGTATGCAAACAAGAAAGTGCTAAACATTGCTATGGATCTTGAAATCAATCAGTACATTGAGAGATCCATGCTGCCTGAAGACGGAATGTTCTTGGATACTTTTCCAGAACTTGAATTAGAAGAGCGTAAAGGTACACGCTATTACTATGATAAGTTAATGGAGTTAGCACAAGAGCAGGAAGAAACTATGCAGTGCATAATGAATGCTATTAGTAATGGTGAGTCTGAATGTGAACTTCCTAATGGTCAGAAGATTAATATTCCTGATCATGACTGGGAGGAAATAGAACAGTTAGATGAAGCTACTAAAAAACTAATAGAATCACAAACTAAACATATAGTAGAGCAGGTTGCTGATCAAGTACAGAAAAGCAGAGGTGTAATACCGGGTGAGTTTGAAGAACTTTTAGAACGTCTAAAACAAATTGACCCACCTAAGTTTGATTGGAAAGGTTATATGCGCAGGTTTGCAGGTAAATCAGTTAAGACTTATACAAAGAAGTCTAGACGTAAATACAATAAAAGGTTACCTGAAAATCCTGGTCTTAAGATTAGAAGACACAAGCACATACTAGCAGCCATAGATACATCAGGCTCCGTGAGTACTAATGAACTGAAAGAGTTTCTAAATGAACTCTATCACATGAAGAAAACCGGTGCAGATGTTACTATTATAGAATGTGATACTGCTATATCTTACATAGGAAAGTTTGATCCTAAAAAAGATTTAGAGATACACGGTAGAGGAGGTACTGACTTTCAGCCTGTTATAGATTATTATAATGAGCATCAGAAAGAATACAGTTGTTTATTCTACTTTACTGATGGTGAATGTTCTGCACCAGAAGGAGCAAAAGGTAATATCCTATGGGTATTATCATCAAGAGGGGATGCATATGAGGAACTCCCTGGACAAGTAATTAAATTAGAATTATAAAATAAAATGAATCAAGTAAGCTTAGACTCAGCAGAAATGAAAAACTTTCTGCAACACATTATTGACAACAACAGACACATACAAAAAGCAGGTAAGAAGCCAGTAGCTACAGAAATTATTGGTGAATCTGGTTTGGGTAAGACTAGTGTTGCGCTACAAATTGCGGAAGAAAACAAATTGAATCTTGTAAAATTAAATCTTGCTCAGATTGAGGAGCTTGGTGACTTAGTAGGTTTTCCTATTAGACAGTTTCAAATGTGTAAAGAAGGTGCTGCACCTGTACAAAAAGAAGTAATGAAAAAGATAACTCTACCAAACGGTAAAGAAGTTCTTAAGAAAGTTGTTGAAACTGTAGAAGGTGACGGTGAATGTTTATGGATAGATGAGAATGCTGTTGATCAGTATAGTAAACAAGGTTATACTTTTACTGGTCAGAAAAGAATGTCTTATTGTCCACCTGAATGGATAGCAGATAAAGTTGGCGG